TGCGGCATATTGGGCTAATAAGGAGAAGTGGTGATGCCTACAGTTAAAGGTAAGAAATACCCGTACACTAAAGCTGGCAAAGCAGCAGCAAAGAAGGCCAAAGGGGGCTGTAGCTGCTCCAAAGGTAAGAAAGGTAAATAATACCAAAGGAAAGACTTGACTTTAGTATTCCTGTGTGTTACAATAGTAGTATAGTTAACACATTAGGAGTACTTATGTCAAGCATAGTTTGGAAAGATGAGTTAGATACCATTGCTGAGTTACTGAAGACAAAGACGACAGAGCAGATAGGGGAGCACTACGGTGTTTCTAAGCAACGTATTTATCAGGTGATGCAGAAGTTTGGTTTACAGACAACCCTGAGGAAGCGTAAGAGCTTCTTAAGTGGCAAAGGCCCTAAGCACTATTGGTTAAACAAGATGTTGACCTCTAAAGGAGTCCCTAAAGGTGAGAAATTAAGGATTCTTGAGGAGCTAGAGGTTCCTGATGAGTGTCCTATGTTGGGTATACCTCTGAACTACAGTGGTGGCGAAGGGGGCGGGTGGAACGGAAGGACTGATGATAGCCCATCTATAGACCAAATTAGGCCCTCCCAAGGCTACAAAAGAGGCAATGTCCAAGTAATCAGTTGGAGGGCTAATCGCATTAAGAACGACTCAACACCCGAAGAACTTGTTAAAATTTCACAATACATGCAAAAACTATTATAAAGGTATTGTGGTATTCTTTAAAATATGTTATAATATACCGTAAGTTAAACACACAAAGGAACTAAGGCTGATATGAACCCTGAACTAGAGAGATACTTCAATGTATACTTTGACCTCTTTAACACCGAGGGTTGGAAGCAACTCACGGAAGAGTTTGGATCAAATGGTAACGTGATTAACTCTGTGGAGGCAACCAAAGATACTAACGATATGTATTTTAGGAAGGGACAATTAAATGTCATAGCCCACCTAATAAACTTAGAATCCTCGGTAGAGCAGGCTTACGAGGAAGCCAAAGAATCCAATGAAGATGATTAAGGTATACGACTTTAAGTGTACTGAGGGTCATTACTTTGAAGAATTTGTAGAGGACGGTGTTACAACCAGTAGGTGCGGTTGTGGTGCTAACGCTACAAGGGTCGCTTCTGCAACACCATGCGTACTCGACGGTGCCTCTGGGGATTTCCCCGGTAGACACATGAAGTGGGTACGAGAACATAGTGAAGCAGGGCGTAAATAAACTCCACAACCGTTAGGCGGAGAAGGTTAATAATATGGGACGAGCACAACTCGTAGACGAGCGTTCGGAAGAAGAAGTAAACAACGAAACCGTAGATACACTAGACACAGAGGATACTTTAGAGTCTCCAGAGGAGGTAGCTCAAGAGGAGCCTAGTGTACCAGAGAAGTATCAGAACAAGTCCTTGCAAGAGGTTGTTCAGATGCACCAAGAGGCTGAGAAGCTCCTAGGTAAACAAAGCTCTGAAGTTGGTGAACTACGTAAGGTTGTTGACGACCACATCCAAACACAACTCGCACAACAACAAGCACCTGTACAACAGCAAGAAGAAGACGATACTGACTTCTTTGTTGATCCACAGGCCGCAGTTAGTAGGGCAATTGAGAACCACCCTAGTATTAGAGAAGCTAATCAAGTCACTCAGAACTACAAGAAGCAAACAGCTTTGTCGCAGTTACAGAGTAAGCATCCAGATATGAACACTATTATCCAAGATGCTAACTTTGCTGAGTGGATCAAAGGCTCTAAGATTAGGACTCAATTGTTTGTACAAGCAGACCAAAAGTATGATTATGATGCCGCTGATGAACTGTTCTCCCTCTGGAAAGAGAGAGCCTCTGTTGCAGAACAGACGGTAGCAGTTGAGAAGCAAGCACGTAAGCAGCAAGTTAAGTCTGCAAGTACAGGCAACGCCCGAGGAACAGGCCAAGGTTCACGTAAGAAAGTATATCGTCGTGCTGATATTATTAAACTTATGAACACTGATCCCGACCGTTACGCAGCTTTGTCAGAGGAAATCTTTCAAGCTTATGCAGACGGGAGGGTCAAGTAGCCTAATCTAAAGGAGATTTATTATGGCGACTCAAACTTATCCCGGTACAGTAGGCGGTGGCTCCATTGTCAATAAGACAGCCGCAGCAACATTCATCCCTGAAATCTGGAGCGACGAAGTAATCGCAGCATACCAGAAGAACCTGAAGATGTCACCTCTCGTTAAGAAGATGTCAATGACAGGTAAGAAGGGTGACTTAATCCATGTACCTAAGCCCATCCGTGGTGCTGCTTCCGCTAAGGTTGCTGACACGGCTGTTAACATCCAAGCAAACGTAGAAGGTGAGCTGACAATCGCAGTTGATCGTCACTTTGAGTACTCACGATTCATCGAAGATATTGTAGAAGTTCAGGCCCTCACGAGCCTACGTCAGTTCTACACTGAAGACGCTGGTTACCAACTAGCTGTCCAAGTTGACACTGACCTAATGAACTGTGCTACAGGTTTCGGAGATGGAACCCGAGTAGTTGCTCCATCGTCTGCTGCTGACTGGACTAACTCTAACAGCTATGAGTTCGTAGATGCTGCTGGTCTAGCACTGTTCGGTACTGGTACTCCCGGTGCGTTCAACGACGAAGGCTTCCGTACAGCCATTAAAATCTTAGATGATGCTAATGTGCCTATGGATAACCGTTGTCTTGTGATCCCCCCTGCTGCCCGTAAGGACATCATGGGAATCGACCGTTACGTATCTAGTGACTTCGTAGGTGGCCGTGGTGTTGAATCTGGCCTCATCGGTAACCTCTACGGTGTTGACATTTACGTGTCATCTAACGCTCCTACGCTGACTACTGGTGTACGTGGATGTGTATTCTTCCACAAAGACGCCATTGTTCACGCAGAGCAGATGAGTGTACGTTCGCAGACTCAGTACAAGCAAGAGTACTTGTCTACTCTGTACACTGCTGATACTCTGTACGGCATTGAAACTTACCGCCCTGAAGCTGGCCTGATCTTGGCTGTCTCAGACGCGTAAGACTACTCAGGGGGCCTTCGGGTCCCCTTTCTTCTCCCCCTGTTTCTCAGGAGTCCTTAAATGTCAGCTACAACGATTATCACAAAGAATGGATCAGGTGCTCCCGCAGCAGGCGACTTAGTTCAGGGTGAACTTGCGGTAGACTTAACAAATCAAACTTTATATTCAAAAGATTCTTCAGGCAACGTCTTCAAAGTAGGTGACACCGGTGGTGGTTCTCCCGGTACCTTTACTGATTTGGTTGCCACAGACAGCTTTACTTCCCCCGGCATCGACGATAATGCTACGTCAACTCAGATTACTGTTACCGATACAGATGTAGACTTTAGTGGCAACATTGATGTTACTGGTACAGCTACCCTTCCTGACGCCGATGTAACAACCTTAGATGTCACAGGTACAACCACCCTAGCAGACGTAGACGTAGTAGATCTTGACGTTACGGGTAGCTTTACTTCCCCCGGCATCGACGACAACGCTACGTCCACGGCTATCACGATTGATGCTAGTCAGAACGTGGGCATTGGTGCTGACCCAGACACGACTGGATTCGGCGGTACGTTTAAGTATCTAGGACTCAACGGTGGTTCTGGTAATGGGGCATTTAACGGACAAACAACAAGCACTACTGTGAACAGTGTAGCGGCCCAGTACATGGGAAGCACTACCGGTACTAGCGGTTATCAAATCCTTGGCGGTATGCATGTCGCCAACGGCGCAAGCAGTGCAGCAAACGCAGAGGGCGCTCTGGTCTTCTATACTGCTACAGGCGGCTCTCTTGCCGAGCGTATGCGTATCGTCACCTCAGGAGCAGTGTCTATGGGTGGGCCATCCCAATCAGGTGATGTGTACCTGAACAGCACCACAGGCTTCTCTAGTAGACTATACCAAGACGTTTCTGACATGGTGTTTGGAGTAGGATCCGGACAAGCCGAGCGTATGCGTATCGACGACGTAGGAAACGTGGGCATTGGTAATGTTTCCCCTTCCCCTGTAGCAAGCTACAAGGTATTACAAGTACGAGGATCATCTACAACTAATGGCGGTTTAATCCGACTCGAAACATCTGATGGGACTAGTGGTGTCGCTCGACTTTACGCGGGTTCGGGGTCTGCGGTTTTAGAGACGACAACCGCCACTCCACTTACATTTAGGACTTCAGCCACTGACCGCCTGACTATCGACGCCGCAGGAACCACAACGGTAACAGGTGGCTTCGAGGCTGCTCAACCGGGTGCTGGTACTAGTGCGTTTGCTGCTGGTATTAACGCTGGGCTGACAAGCCAGAATGCCTATGCTGTTGCTATCGGCATCGACGCAGGCAAGGCAAGTCAAGGCGCTAATGGAGTCGCTGTGGGAGCAGGAGCAGCCGCCGACACTCAGGGTCTCAGTGCTGTGGCAGTTGGCAACAATGCAGGGCGTGTCTCGCAAAGTAATGACTCTGTTGCTGTTGGCGCTGCTGCTGGCAAGACCTCTCAGGGTGGTCAGGCTGTTGCTATTGGGCTTAACGCTGGTCAGACAACCCAACAAGGCAGTGCTGTCGCTATTGGCCGCCAAGCAGGCGAGACAGACCAAGGTTTCGCTGGTGTTTCTACTGGCTACCAAGCGGGGCAGTTAAGGCAGGGTGACTATGGCGTTGCTATAGGTCATGCGGCAGGACTTTCAGACCAAGGCGCCCGTTCTGTTGCCGTTGGACTCAGCGCTGGTCAGGTAAACCAAGGCGCTAGTTCGGTAGCGCTAGGCCATCTGGCAGGCCAGACCAACCAAGCCGCTAACAGCATTGTTATTAGCTCGTTAGGTTCCGCAGCAAACGCACCCGAAACCAACTCTATTCGTTTGATATCGACGTCAACTAAGTACCTGCACTACAACGGCACTAACGCTTGGACGTTCTCAGGCGGTAACGTAGTGGTTCCTAATGACAACTTGCAACTAGGCCTCACTGGCGGCACTAACAGGCGCCTTTATCTACGGGCCTCTGCAAACAACAGCACCAACTATGCTTGCCAGATGGAAAACTCAGCCGCTCAAAACTTGTTCTTTATTAGGTCAGACGGTGCATTCAACACAGGCGAAGGAACAAGCTCTCCCTACAACAATACAACAACCGCAGCCGCTAACTTGAATGTATCGTCTAATGGGTTTCTAGGGCGTTCTACATCATCTATCCGATACAAAGAGAACGTCAGGGATTACACGGGGTCTATCGACGCCTTACGTCCTGTCATGTTCAACAGTATCAATGAGGATGATGACAAGGACTACGCTGGCTTCATCGCTGAAGAAGTCCATGAGACTGGTCTGGTTGAGTTCGTGCAGTATGACGATCAAGGCCGACCCGACCTTGTGAACTACGCCAACATAGCTGCCTTACTGGTTAAAGAAGTCCAAGACTTAAAGGCCGAAGTAGCGGCACTCAAAGGAGCATAAAGAATGACAACGATTACATGGAGCATTGTAGCCATTGACTACGACATTAAGGGAGGCGTTAAGGTTCCTACTCGTACACATTGGGTTTGTTCTGGCGAGGACGCTGAAGGCAACATGGGTCGCTACATAGGCACCCGAGCAGTCACTCAGGGTGATACAAAGACCTTCACTGGTTGGGACAACATCACTGAGGAAGCAGCTTTAGAGTGGCTTTTGACGGACATGGGTGTAGTAACTATGGATGTGGATGAGGAAGGCAATGTCCCTAAGTCTGAGAAGGACACCATAGAAGCTGCTGTGAACGCTCAGGTTGCTGAGAAGGCTAAACCCACTAAGGGTACTGGGTTGCCTTGGGCGGCTCCTGAAGCAGCTACTATGGAGGTCTAATGAAGACCTTAGTAGCCCTAGCACTCGTGTTACTCTGTGGATGCTCAGGCACACTACGAGAGAAATCTACGGTGTGCTTGGGCTTCTGTGCTCACACTGAAGTTGAAACTGAAACTCACACAAAGGAAATCAAGAAATGAATGCATTTGTTCTACTACTCACCTTAGTCACCTTCTCTACTATGGCTGCTGAGATTTACTTAGATGACGGTAGGGTCGTAGCGTTACCTGTAGGCTCCAAGGTGTACATAGATGATGGGACTGTATGGACGTTCACACGGTTCAACGAGGGTGGCTTCGACATTAGACCCTTGACACCTTTGGTGGAGATTACTGAGGTGTGTCCACAGTCGGGGTTGACCTTTGGTGGCAGCAGCGGCTCCTGTGTAGTAGAAGAGGTAGTGACAGAGGAGACAGAAGAAGCCTGTGATGGGTTCACCTTTGGTGGTAGCTCTGACGGATGTTGAGGGGTAAATAATGACTGCTTATGTAGATGATAAAAGAAAACCCATAGGACAAGAAATTAATGTCGGACTTGACGGTGGTGCTCAACAAACCTCATACCAAGGAGGCTCACAGCAGGCTAATCAGTACGTAAGAGAAGCAATGCGTATAAAGAGGCAGACGTGTACTGCTACTGGTGGGTTTAACAAAGGACAAGGAGATAATCACGAGTGCCTATATGGCGAAGATGCAGTAGCGCACATTGAAGGCATTGGAGAAAACGCACCTGCTTATGACCGTGCTCAACAGTGGTTAGCTGAGTACAATGAAGAGCCTGATCTAGATGATCCTTATTCTGTAGATGGAGAAGACCCCTTCGATGACACAGGTGCCTATGCTATTGACACAGACGGTGATGGTTTTGTAGACACTGTTGTACGTGATAACTACATAGAAGTGGCTGGCGAGAACGGAATAGAAACTCAAATTGAAACCGTAAGGGTCAACGGTAACGAGGAGCTTGATGCTGAAGTACAGGCTGCTCAAGACCTTAAGGATTCCATATACAACCAAGAAGGCTGGGATGACCTAGAACCTTGGGAGCAAGACCAACAGTTGATTAACGCAGGAGGCACTGCAATCAACGGTACTGATGGTAACCCTCCTGAGGAGACTGAGGAGACTGAAGAAACATTGGTTGAAGGTGTTACCTCTACTGTACAAGAAGGGATTGATAAGATTAAAGAAGAGTTCCCAACTTGGGAAGAACTCTGGGGTAACATTAAAGATGCCCTACCTAGCGACCCTGAGGAGTGGGGAGATGCCATTAGAGGTGTGCTTACTTCTGTAGGTGTTGATTTACCCAGTGGAGACATTTGGGAAATACTCAATGGAGGATACGGTGTTATTGCTACTGGTGGTGGGTCTATATTTAACCCAGCTAACCAAAACGTATTCATCCCCGGTATTCCCGTAGGTTTACCCCCGTCATCTACAGTCATAGGCACTGTGGAGGATTTAATCAACGACCCTGTAGGAACATTGGTTAACAAGGTTAAAGATGTCTTTGGAGACATTGTTTCTGATCCCGGAGCCTTCGTACAAGGGATACTAGAGGGAACCTTAGATGTCCCCTCAAGTGTCTGGGATGTCCTTGTAGGCGGTGTTGCAGCAGGTCAAGATGTGTACGACTGGGTTAAGGAAACCATAGGTAGTTCTGAAGAAGAAACTATTGTAGGTGGCGAAGAAGAAGAAGTCGAGGAGCAAACTGAGGAGCAAGTCGAGGAGCAAGTCGAGGAGCAAGAAGAGCCAGCAGAAAACGCTAGAGTAAATCAAGTCCTTGACTTCTTTAGCAGCGCCTTCAACTCCGTCCCTGATCCTGAGGAGCAAGTCGAGGAGCCTGAAGATGGGCTTACCTTTGGAGGAGAAAGTGTAGTTTATGAGCAGGGTGAGATAAACCCTAGAGAGCAACAAGTCATTAGCCTATTCGGTAGTATGTTTAACTCTGTACCTGATCCTGAGGAAGAAGAAGAAGAGGAAGTAATAACAGGAGGAGAAGTAACTGAGGAAGAAGAGGTAGTAACTGAGGAAGAAGAGTGTGATCCATTTACATTCGGTGGCGGCTCAGGGTGTAATGCATACGACCCCGTAGTACAAGATCCTGTAGTAGAAGACCCTATAGTAGACACTCCTCCTCCCCCTCCTCCAGAAGAGCCTCCGATAACCGGGGGTGGTGGAGCTAGTGGAGGTGCTGGAGGCAGTAATAACGGTGAGTTTGAAGGCTTCTTAAGTGGCATTGATTATAATCCCTTGCAGATCCAAGCTTTAATCGAATCTAAGCAGCGTAAGTCACTTGTTTCATCTCTGTTTTCGGAGTACTTTGCATGACATATTTACAATTAGTAAACAACGTCCTGAGAAGGATGCGAGAAGAGGAGGTTCCTAGTGTTGACTCCTCTACCTACAGTAAGATGATAGGTGACTTCGTTAACGATGCTAAGAAACTTATAGAGACTTCTTGGGACTGGTCAGCCTTACGGACTACAGTAGTGTTCACGACCTCTGAGGATGTCTTAACTTACCCTCTACTTGACACCAAGGACACTGTGAAGGCTCTGAATGTAATCAACGACACCTCTGATTTCTTCATGGACTATCGTACTACTGACTGGTTTGATAATCAGTATTACAACCAAGAGCCTGTTAAGGGGTCACCTCAGTTGTACACCTATAGGGGCCTTGATTCTAATGGCGATACTCAGATAGATGTATACCCTAAGCCTGACGGTGCTTATGTTGTTAGGTTCAACTGTGTCTTACGTAACGATGAGCTAGTGGCTGACACAGATAAGCTAATGATTCCTAACATGCCTGTGATTCACCTCGCGGTAGCCTTATCAGCCCGTGAGCGAGGCGAGACAGGAGGCACATCAACAGCCGAGTACTTTGCTATTGCTAATCAGTATCTCTCTGATGCTATCGCTCTGGACGCACAGAAGCACCCTTATGCAACAGACTGGTATACCCCTTAGGAGCTAGTGTATGGCCCAGCCCTTACAAAGTATAAACCTAGTTGCTCCTGCGTTCAAGGGGATCAACACTGAGGATTCCCCGTTAGCTCAGGACCCCTCGTTTGCTGATGTTGCAGATAACGCTGTCATTGACAAGCGAGGACGCATTGCAGCACGTAAAGGTCTTGATACGCTTACAGACGATAAGACAGAGTTAGGCACTGACTACGTACATTCCATACACGAGTTCTTCGATGACTCAGGTAATAATGTTCTGTTCAGCATGGGTAACGATAAGATACTCTCAGGAGTCCATGACTTTGTTGACGAAACACCAGTAGGTTACGTAATAGCTGAGAACGACTGGCGCACCGTAAACTTCAACAACGCTGCTTACTTCTTCCAGAGAGGACAAGAGCCACTCATCTATACCGACACAGGTGGCCTTCAGACCTTTGGTGACTACGAAGGACACACAACGCTTACAACTTTGTATTGTAATGAAGTTGCTGCGGCATACGGTAGACTCTGGGTAGTCGATAGTAACGAAGGTGCACAGATTATCTATTGGTCTGACTTACTCAACGGTACTGATTTCTCTAGTGGCTCCTCAGGCTCCATAGATATTTCTGAGGCTTGGCCTGATGGTGCCGATAGTGTCGTAGGTATCGCAGCACACAATAGCCTCCTAATTATCTTTGGTAGACACAGCATCGTTGTGTACGAAGGTGCAGACTCTCCAGCTACTATGTCGATTGCTGACACAGTTCCCGGCGTAGGTTGTATTGATAGAAACTCTATTCAGCACATCGGTACTGACATACTCTTCTTAGACGACACAGGGCTTAGGAGCTTCGGTAGAACCATCCAAGAGAAGTCTATGCCTATTAGCGACCTCAGTGGTAACATTAAGACTGAGTTCATTGAGACTCTTGTTAACCGACAAGGGCCAGTAGCTACCATATACTCACCAGAGAATACATTTTACCTCGTGTCGTTCCCCTCTAATAATCTTACGTACTGCTTTGATCTTAAGGGTAGGACAGAGAATGGATCATATAGGGTCACTCGTTGGCCCTCTAGTTCTTTCTTCTCCTTTGAAACTATAAGGTCAGGAGAGCTTCTTGTGGGTAACACTAACGGTCTAAGCATCTACTCAGGATACTCAGACAATAATGCTCCTTATCGCTTTAAATACTACAGTCCGGGACTAACCTTTGGTGACCCTTCAAAGCTAAAGATCCTTAAGAAGCTCAGGCCCACCATTGTAGGCGCTAACTCAGCTACGGTATTTATCTATTGGGCTTATGACTTCAGTACTGCGTTTAGATCCCAAGCATACACTGTAGGTAGTCAAGACCCGGCCTTCTATAACATTTCTGAGTTTAACATAGGTGAGTTCACTGGTGGTACTTTGATTTCTCGAAGGGCCATTAACGCCACAGGAGGTGGCAGTGTGATAACAATTGGACTTGAAGCAGACATCAATGGGTTCGCTTTGTCACTACAAGAAATTAACGTACTAGCACTGATAGGTAAAACATTATGAGCAACTATACACCGACAACAGACTTTGCTTCTAAGGATGCTTTGCCTTCAGGTGATCCAGCTAAGATTATCCGAGGTACTGACTTTAGCGCAGAGTTTAATAATATTGCAACAGCAGTGGCGTCTAAGGCTAACACAGATAGCCCCACGTTCACAGGTGTTGTAACAATCTCTGACCTAAACTTTGTAGGTACATTGGATTCAGGAACAATTGACGGAGGTACTTACTAATGCAAGAACTTTTAGCTTTACTCGGTTTAGGAGCCACAGGAGGATTCTTAACTAACGAGGCCATGGGTAGACTAGGAGACATAGGAGAGCAGTCTGTCGTAGGTACTCAAGTTGAGGGGCCTGATGGACAAATGGTAGATGTCCCCGGCGCTTTAGACCTAGCGAAGCTGGGTTTGGACCAAACTCAATTTCAGCCCTTCTCAGTTACCTCCTCTACAGGTAGTAAGTTTGGTTTCCAGCCAACTTATGATGCCGAAGGTGCTCTCTCAGGATTTGGATCTTCTACGACCCTATCCCCAGAGGAGCAGGCAATACAAAGTATGCTCATGGGTCAAGCGCAGTCAACTTTAGGCGCAGGGCCGTATGGGCAGGCTGGAGGTAGAGCAGCAGCAGAGCAAGCGTACGGTCTTGGCGGTCAGTTTATGCAAGCTGCACAGACACAGCCGGGAGACATCAACCAACTTAGGGGGCAGTTTGCCAACCAAGTTAGTGGACAACTAGGACAGCAACCCAGTGCTGCTATAGGGCAACTCGGACAGCAAGCGTTAGGCTTAGGCTCTCAAGGCTTAGCAACGCAGGCTCCGTCAGACGTAGAAGCTCTTAGGCAGCAGTACGCAGGCTTGGCAGGTCAAGCGGCGGGTGACGTCTTAGGCTCTACAGCAGGCCGTGAGGCTGATGTATACAACCGCATCCGGGCTACTCAGAGGCCTGAGGAAGAACGACAGCGTATGGCTCTAGAGGAGCGTCTGTTCAATCAAGGTCGTTCAGGTGTCTCTACTAACATGTACGGTGGTACTCCTGAGCAACTTGCGATGGCTAAGGCTCAAGGGGAAGCACAGAACCAAGCTTCGTTAGCTGCTATTCAGCAAGCTCAGGCAGAACGTCAGCAGTCCTTAGGTGAAGCTAAAACCTTTGGTAGTATGTTTGGACAACAAGCGGGGCTGTCTAGTGACATACAGACTCAAGCACAAGCTAGGGCGTCACAGTTATCAACGCTAGGCTTGAGTGCAAACCAGATTGAGTCTCAGTTGCAGACTGAAGGCTTAGGTAGGGCAGTAACATCGTCTGGTCAGTCAGCAGCACTCGCTAAAATGGCAGGAGACTTGCAGGCACAACAGGCAGGCCTCGGCTTAGGAATGTCTGAGCTAGGTTCTCAGTTGTCTGCACAAGACATTGCGCTCTTAGGAGCACAACAGAAGCTAGGCTTAGGATCTTTGGCTGGTGCTTATATACCACAGGGTCAGATGAATGATCTACAGGCTCAGAATCAGATGTACGCACAGCTAGGCCAACGTGGTCAACTCTCTGGCGCAGGCCTCTTTGGTGAAGCAGCTATGGGTGGCCTTGAGGCTCGACTAATAGCAGAGCAAGCACAAGCTAACCTCTTAGGTAACTTAGGATCTGGTTTACTTAGTGGTATCTTTAGCCCAGTTGCTCAAGCAGGTGGTGGTGCTACTAGCCTCATTGGTAGTGCACTAAGTCAATTAGGTAAAGGGAGTTAAGTAATGGCTAGATTCTCAAATCAATTTCTACAGGGACTAGGGAATCCTAGTTATAGCGAAGGCTTGTTTGACATAGGTAAAAACATATCTGGAACTCCTATGCTGATGAAGCAAGAGAAGGATAGGAAAGAACAACAAGCTCAGGTTATGCAGGTGCTTCAGAACAACTCAGATAACGCACCTCTACTGAACGCTCAGTCTCAAAAGTATCAAGCCCAAGGTAACGAGGAGTTAGCCAAGGTGTTCTCTGAGGCTGCTCAACAGGCTGTCACAAGATCCACTAGAAGAGGAGAGATTGCTGACAAGAGTAGGGAGAGGGCAGATGTACGTGCGGAAGCTGTGGGTAAGAAGGTGGACGCACAAGGCGCAGAGCTTCAGAGGTACGCGCTTGAGCAGAACGCCACTAATGTTGCTAAAAGGATGATTAATGACCCTAATCAACTTGAGGCCACTTTAGTAGGCCTCAGGGGTGCCTCTGACGAGCAACTTAGGACCTTCTTAAAGGAAGCCTCTAAGCCTAAGGAGCGAAAGACTCAGCTTATGTCTCCCGGTAGTCAATTAGTGGACACAGCCACAGGTGAAGTGATAACCGAGGCACCTTTTAAGCCTACGGAGCCTAAGGGTAGAAACGTCAAGTCTCAGAAGATGGACGATGGTTCTCTCGTAATGTTTGATGGAAACACAGGGGACGTAATACAAACCCTTAAGCCAGATACGCCCGAGAACCAAGAAGGCCAAGTACAACTTATTGATAAGTTAGTTTTCCAAGAGAACCGAGCGCAGGGTTTAATTGATAGTGCCTCTGGTTGGGATACAGGCCTTGTTGGTGGTGTTTTGTCCAATGTCTATGGAAGAGATGCTTATGACCGTGATGCTGAAATAGTAAGCCTTAAGGCTAACTTAGGTTTTGACCAGATTAACGCCATGAAAGAAGAAGCTGCTAAGTATGGAGCCTCTGGAACAGGCTTAGGTCAAATATCCAACATAGAATTTCTGTCGTTACAGTCTACAGTAGATACGCTGAAAGTAGGTATGTCAGCAGAAGCGCAAGCAAAAGCCTTAAACAACATTAAAAACCACCTTATCAACATCAGGAAGGTAGCGTCAGGTGCTCCTCCTAGGGATACCGTAGAATGGAACAGCCCTACGTACAAAGCTAGAGGCTATGCCCAAGATCCTACGACAGGTAAAGTATTCTATGCTCCCGATGGTCCTCAAGGATCTAGATATGAACTCATTGACGGTAAGTTTGTTAAAATGAGGGCCTTTTAATGCCTAACGAATCTATGGATGCTTTTGATAGAGCCTTTGCCACTCCAGCTACAGGGGATCCTTTGGTTGCCCCTGAGCAGGAGAAGGAGTTAAACGTAGACCCTGACTCTGCTTTTGATAGAGCATGGGAAGCTTCTACTGTATCTACAGACAACGCTGATGTAGAGAATGAGGATGTATCATTCTTCCAGAGAGTCTTTGCAGAGCCTTATGAGAGGGCGATACAGAAGCAGTCTCAAGTGTTCTCTAGAATGGCTAGTACCTACGGTGGTAACGGTAATCAGCAGCTAGGGCAAGCCTTAAGTGACCCTGCGGTCCTTCAGGAGCAATACAGGCAGAATACTAACATACCCTCTGTGCTGCTTCAGACAGCCACTACGCCACTCTCTATGATCTTTGATGGTGCATCAGAGATGGTCCTCTACGGCGCTGAGAAGGGCGTAGGGTGGCTCCCAGAGGGTTTCAGGGAAGACTCCTTGAAGGCCTTTCAGGATCTTATGAAAACTCAAGGTGGTCAAATGGCTCTAAATGCTGCTGGACAGGGCGTGAAGGCTTGGGAATCATTTAAGGAGTCTAACCCTAACGAAGCTGCTAACCTGACAGCCATATTAGACGTAGGTTTCGCTAAGTTCTCATCTAAGGCTGTTCCTGACTACACGCCTATGAAGATGGAACGTGTGGGCCTG